GATGGTTTCAAAGCAGTTCTTAACCGCTTCGACACCACCGTCTCCAGTTGGAAAGGTTGGAACTTCCTTGCCTTTATCGTTATTTTCCTTAAAAAATTTCACAAATCAAATTAGTTTAGACAACTTCATCATGAAAGCAATAGATTTACTAAAATTATTTCGTGAGCCATTTTATTTGTTTGTCGCAAACGGGATACAACTTACAGATGTCAAACTTATCGACATGTATGATGATTACGTCAGGATGCGTGAGGATGGGGAGAAAACTACCTATATTGTCTCCCTGCTTGCCACTAAATACAGCATCAGCGAGCGCACCGTATACAGCGCCATCTCCAGGGTGGGTAAAGACTGCAATCGTATTGCAGTAAGTTAAAGTGGAAATAGCGTTGCCCAAACGGTTAAATACGTATATTCGCGACCTAAACATAAACAATATGAACAAATATCATCAAGTATTAAACAGAATCCTTGTCGATGGCAAGAGGCAGCAAAATAAGAAAGGCAATATCCATTACCTCCTCAATCAGACACTCACATTGTCCCCCGGCGATCTGCTTGACATTTTTGAGGGTCACAGCATAGCTCGTAAAAAGCTCAAGAGCGAGCTAAAGCTTTTTATGAGCGGCGATAGGCAGGTCGAAAAATATCGAGAGGCAGGCATAAACTGGTGGGATTATTGTGGCTCCGTGCTCGTAAACAGCTATCCTACATATTTTGCCAAGCTGCCCAAACTCCTTGAAAGAATCAAAAGGGAGATGCGGAATAGTAAGAACTATCTCCTCTTCCTGGGTGAGACAGAGGCTGAGAGCAACCAGGCGCAATGCCTGAGTCTGGTGCAGTTCCAGATAGATGCCGGAGAACTGGTAGTGTCGGCATATCAGCGCAGTTCTGACGCCAATCTGGGTTTGCCGGCCGATATTTACCATCTTTATCTGATATCTCGTGAGATAGACCTGCCCCTTAAGTCGATAACGCTGTTTTTGGCAAACGTACATGTGTACGACACCAACCTTGAAAAGACCCGGCTTCTGCTCGATGGCATGGACGATGTAAGGTTTGAGCTTAATGTGTGATAGATTACACTGCAACTCTCCTGCAGTGTAATCTCCAAAGTTGTCTTGGACGTTTGGCGGGAAATATAGAACTTTGCACCCGCTAAAATCAAAACAACAATAATGAAGGAATATGTGTCGGCCCCTCTTCCTTTTGTGGGGCAAAAACGGATGTTTATAGGAGAATATAAGAAGGTGCTCAAAACTATATCCGGCGCCAGTGTGTTTGTAGACCTCTTCGGCGGCTCGGGATTACTTTCACACATAACCAAACGTGAGCGCCCGGATGTTGTTGTGATCTATAATGATTTCGATGGTTATAGAAAAAGGCTTGAGCATATCAAAGAGACGAACCAGATTCTCCATGAGCTGCGGAGTATTACAGACCCTCTGCCGCGCCATAAGTTGATTCCACACCCGGAGAGGGAAGCAATCCTTTCCTTGCTTGAGCAAAAGGAAAGAGAGTATGGATACCTCGACTGCATCACTCTGTCCTCCTCACTTTTATTCTCCTCGAAATATGCGACCTCCCTCAAGGATCTCAAGAAGCATTCCCTTTACAATAATGTCCGAAAGCAGGATTATAGTGCCGATGGTTATCTTGACGGGCTGGAGATAACGAGCTGCGACTACAAGGTACTTTTTGAGAAGTACAAAGACCGTGACGACGTTGTATTCCTTGTGGACCCTCCCTACCTATCCACAGATGTCGGGGCATACGTCATGGGCTACTGGCGTCTGTCGGATTATCTGGACGTGCTGAAGGTACTGTCCGGTCAAAGGTATGTGTATTTCACATCCGACAAGTCATCCATCGTTGAGTTGTGCGAGTGGATTGGTGACAATATAGCCATCGGCAACCCTTTCGCGATGGCAAAGAAAAAAGAAATCAACGCCCATCTCAACTACAACGCCAAGTACACAGACATAATGCTATACAAAGTGAGCTGACGGGTCCAGACTATAAAATAAAAGCGCCGGAAGATAATCCTTCGGCGCTTTTATTTTAATCCTCGTATCAAGCCATAAAAGACACTCAAATACCTCGCTTAATTGGCTTCTGCGCGGGTAGTGATTTTCACCCTCTTCCCGGTCGCAGGGTCAATCTGATATGTGAGCAGCGGCACAAAGACAAGCGAGTATCTTGGACCATAATACAGCCCTCCCTCGGCTTCTTTTATAATCTCCGGCAAATCTTTAATGCCTATTTTTTCCATAACCCTCAGTTTTGTGTTGTTAATTTCTTATGCCTATTAAACGTTCCGTCTAAACCTTTATTTTGATTCGATAAAACAGCATATCCCGCCATTTAGCGCCTAATAACAGAGTCATAAAAGAATTTCGCGAAAGACTATTGGAAATGACCTCGCGCAAAGGACCAGGCATAAGACTACTGGGAAAGATTATCGCAAATTAAGCTCGTGTAAGAATACAGGGAATAACTATCAGATTGAAAGAGGGAGAGAACCACATACGTTTCGTTTTTAGAAATCCTGTCATTTCAGCTTAAAATCCATCAATCTAAACCCCTCAAAAAACAAACCGCTTCGTTTCCTCAAACCAATCCACTCGTTTCTCCAGCTAAAACCGCTTCGTTTTGCGGATTATAGATAATAATATCGTAAAAGCCACTTGGGACAAATTAGGTATTATTGATACAACATTTATCAGCTTTAGGGGTAGCACCTCAAGTCGTAATTCTTTAATATCTTTGATAAAATGTGACATATCTGGCTTTAATATTACATCCCTTAAGAATCTTTTTTATCATTGTGAAAACTTAATAGATGTTCCAGCCTTAAAAGAATGGGATACATCGAATATCGTAAACATGAGCAATATGTTTGATATGTGTTCTTCCTTAAAAACATTAGATTTGTCTCATTTTGATACTTCGAATGTTTCCGATATGTCAAATATGTTTTCGGATTGTCGGTCGCTAACGAGTCTGGATGTGTCTAACTTTGATACTTCCAATGTGACAGACATGTCCTGGATGTTTTATAAATGTTATTCTTTACCTGCCTTGGATGTTTCTAAATTCAATACATCCATTGTGACAGACACACACGGAATGTTTTCCTATTGTCGGTCGGTAACAAGTCTGGATGTGTCTAACTTTGATACTTCCAATGTGACAGACATGTCCTGGATGTTTTCTAGTTGTGAATCGCTAACGAGTCTGGATGTGTCTAACTTTGATACTTCCAATGTGACCAAAATGGACTGTATGTTTCAACATTGTTTTTCTTTGCCTACATTGGATGTTTCTAACTTTGACACCTCCAATGTGACCAATATGTCCAATATGTTTTCGGATTGTCGGTCGGTAACAAGTCTGGATGTCTCTAAATTCAATACATCCATTGTGACAGACACACGCGGAATGTTTTCCAATTGTAAAACTCTACTGGATTTAGATGTATCTGGATTCAATACTTCAAAAGTGACATGGATGGCATCAATGTTTTGTGGCTGTTGTAATTTGTCTATTTTGGATGTTTCTAATTTTGATACTTCCAATGTGATCAATATAACTAATATGTTCTTAGATTGTGAATCGCTAACGAGTCTGGATGTTTCTAACTTTGATACTTCCAATGTGATATACATGTCAGGCATGTTCGAAAATTGTCATTCTTTACCGATTTTGGATGTTTCTAAATTCAATACATCCAACGTAACCAATATGGAAAACTTGTTTGCGGATTGTCATTCTTTACCTACCTTGGAAGTATCTAACTTTAATACTTCCAATGTGACAAGGATGTCAAATATGTTTAGAGATTGTCGGTCGGTAACAAGTCTGGATGTGTCTAAGTTCGATACATCCAACGTGACAGACATGTATGGCATGTTCCAAAATTGCATGTCGATAGATGAACTTGATTTATCAAGCTTTAGTATTAATAAAATAACGTCATTCACATCTTTCGTCGCAGGGTGTTCAAATTTAGTTTCCCTTAACCTTAATAATTGGCAATTTAATAAAAACTGCTTATTCGAATACCTCAATATGGGAGACCATAATTATATTTTTGAAGACACCCCTAAACTTACCAATATAATTGGACCGATTGAAGGTATTTCAACAAATATTAGAATACACAGTCCCTTAACAGTTGAATCTGCCATGGTCTTTATAAATGGGCTCAGTACTGTCTCTAAAGAGCAGACTATACGTTTTTGTAAGGAAACCGTTAATTCTTTAACCGCTGACCAAATCAAAGTAGCCACGGATAAAGGCTGGCGTGTAGCTAATTTATATTAAACACAATTCCCCTCTCGACAACCCTCACAACCCGCGACATTTTACTTTGCAAAGTTGCATATCCCTGATCCGACCGGCAAGTGACGTTTCTCTTTCCACGACATTTTATTTTGGCAACCTTCCGCATTTTCTACGAAAATGGGTTTTCCAAAATAAAATGTCGTTCCACACTTGCCTGTCTGCTCAGGGATATGCTGGTTTTGCACGTAAAATATCCCGGGTTGTGAGAGTTTCATCTCCAACGAAAGGGAAAAAATTAAGTTCAACCCTTTAATCCCATTTATTATGATTCTCAATCGTTTCAACAGAATCCTCTCTTCTCTGGCAGTGGCTTGCTCCGTGTCCGTTCTTCCTTCCTGTTCCCAATTCGATGAACCGGGCACCGGTTCCTTCATAAGAATGAATGTGTCCGTAGAGACCAATTCTGTTTCCGTGCCTGACTTCGCTCTGTCTGAGTCTTCCCCTTTCCACGTGGTGGGATTCGCTCGTGAAAAGCAGTGCGAACCATTCTACCGTCTTTTCGAGTCCGACGCTTACAGCAAGGACGGCAGTCTCACCTGGATGGGCAAGGATAGGGAATGGCCTGGAGAGTATATGAAGTTTGTCGCCTATTGGCCGGCTGACGCAGATGTCTATATCGACACAAAGGGAAATGTAGTCTCCGCTGATTGCGTCCTCATTGCCGAGACTACCCCTGCATGTCACCTTGACCCCACCGTTTCACTCACCTTTCAAGCTATCAACGAATATTTTTATGGCAATGAATAAGAAATGCTCAAGACTGTCCCAAATGTATGCAAATACTTTGTTCCCGAATCCGGTTAAGAAGGATGGCATCGATGACGACCGATTGATCCGCACCACGGCGACATTGGCTTTTGCCGATGGCTTCACTGTTGCCTCAGATGTTTGGCACGACCCGAAGAAGGAAATGCCGGAAGACCGCACGGAGATTCTGTTGGCTTTCAGATTCAGGAAGAAGGATACCGGAACTTGGTACGTGACCTATATGCATGAAAGGTTCCACACAACGGAGGGGTTTGGTCTGTCAGACGCCAGCGAAGTGTTGGCTTGGATGTATGTTCCGGAGCTCCCGAAGTCTCTTGTCTATTGAATTTTTCTACTGCAATTTAATCCCACGAATCATTATGGACTTCTTTACTAAATATCGCGACCGATTCCGCCTTACGGCAATCGTCAGCTCCCTATATTTCAATTTTGCCCTCATTTTCGCGGCATGGACAGGTGAGTTCGCCGCTTGGTTCACGGCTTTCTTCATTGCTTCGGTGGCTATAATATCCGCATTCGTCTGTTTCTTGGTTCCTGAGCCTGACCATGAAGAGTCAATCGACAGTTCCGAAGTTGCCGAAACAATCTGAAACAATAATCCGGGAGGCATTTCCATAATGTCCTCCCGGACTATTTTTAGTAGTTCTGCTCAGTTTGCCCCAGTTTGGTAATCAATTTCTCATATGCCGCTTCCACCGTGGTGTTTACCATCCCTGCATATATTTGCGTGGTTTTTATGTCGGTGTGTCCCATCATTTTTGCGAGCACCTCAATCCTGACTCCGGAATTGATGCATAAGGATGCATATGTGTGTCTCCCCATGTGTGAGGTCAGCTTCTTATCAATACCGGCCGCATCTGCCACTATCTTCAGGCGCATATTGTATTGCTGATTGCTGATTACGGGCAGTTGGAAGTCATATTTCCTCAAAATTTTTAAAGCTGCAGGGAGAAGGATGATATAGAAGTCTTCTCCTGTCTTTATCCTTGTGTCGTGAAGCACAAAATGTCCATCTTTCTCCACTGTGTCATGAAAATCAAACTTCGCCATGTCGGCATACGCCAAACCTGTGTAGCATTGGAACAGGAACAGGTCACGTGTCCTCTCAAGTGATTTTGTCTGTAGACTTGCGCTCTCAATCTTCCCGAGCTCTTTTTCCGTAAGATATTTCCTTATCTTGCTTTTGCCCCGGTCGATTTTTATGCTTTCGTATGGATTGCTTTGGATTGAATCATTGCCCAACGCTTCATATACGTATATCTTCAGGAACTTGTGGTATGACGCTATTGTCGATTGAGTGTAGTCCTTGCGCTGCCTGAGCCATTCGTCATACAGCAGGATATTCGGCTCAAGCCGAAAACCCGGTGCATGAATTTTGAGAAAAGTGTTAAATTTGTGGCATGAAAACCGCAGATGCAATATGGATGTGCCTCCCTGAAGGGCTGGACGAGCTATTTGAGATGGTGCGCTT